TATACACGATAAATGGTATAAACAGTACCGCTGTCATTAGCAGGGTAACGTAATGTTGTTTCACCATGATAATCCGCTGTCCTTACTAAAAACATAGCGGCTGATTTTATACCGCTTTGCCCTGCAAGGAAAAATTCTGTTTGGGGTGTACTTTTCTTTGCACAATAAACTTTCCGATAAATTGTTTTATCAGGAATTTGTTGCCTCAAATCATCAGTAGTATAAGTTTGTGTAATTAGTTGTGCTGTTTTGTTAAAATACGTATTTCCAGTTTTATATCTCATCTATATCACTTCCATATTGACTTACCTGATTACATAATTCTGATTTCTTATATTGATAACGATCTATATACCATTCTTTGTCTGGATTCTCAATGCCGAAATATGCCTTGACATATAAAATAATGGCTTGCCTTATGTTGCCATCATCTATATAATCAATCGTATTTCCATCTGAATCCTTAAGACCATAATCATTAAAGGCAGAAGATTTTATACCTCCTGCCTTTAAATCATCTATAGCTTGTGATATAAGGTCTGTTATCTCAGTATCAAAATCAGTATTATCATCTGTAATACGCAAAGATTTTTTTATTGATGATAACAATGACATTTACATCACCTTATCAAGCAGTTGCTTTTGTCAGTTTTACAAACGCTTCACCGAGTGCCGGTTTGCAATCAAACATAGCACTACCACGGAAGTCAATGCTATTGTTACGGAAGCCACTTTCAGCAGAAGAATCAACGGTAATATTCTGTGAAAGATTACCCACAAGATAACGGAAGTTACCAAGATAAACGTCGTGTTCTGCGACTGAATCGGAAAGCATTACAGGATAACCCATAATCACATAGCTGTTAGTAGTCGCATCACGGACAACGAGATCATTTTTGGATTTATCCATCAGCGGCATAAAATCCTCATACAGCGTCTTTTTGCTCATAAGCATTTTTGCGTTATAGTCATATCCACCTTTAAGCAGGCCGATAAAGCTACAAACATTAGAATATGTAAGGGAAGAAGCAGCGGCAACTGTAAAGCTGTTTGTATCGTCCCATGTATTAGCTTTTTCAATCCCTGTCGGCTGAGATACACCTGTACCATTAATAGACATATACTCAATCTGGCGTGCAATATCTTCCGCAAGAATCTGAGTCAACCAACCTTCAAACGCATCGATTGCCATTGTCTGGACGGTCTTAGAAATGCTGATAATCTTAATAAACTCATAGCTGCCAAGATCAATAGATGCGATTGTATCGGAAGCAGGTGTAACGGAATTATTTTCTGTATGAAGTGCCGCACTATCCCTGACATTTTCTGTTGCAAACTTCACATCTCCAGCAACCTGAAGCAGAGTCATTTCATTAAGAATAGGCGCTACCTGTTTAATTTTGCTGATAAGCTGATCTGCTGTCTGTGTTGGAATAGCAGCACCGGCACTATCAGATACAGAGCTATAAGCTCTCTGCTCAACCTCGTTCAGTTTTACGCCCTGAATATGTTTCAGAAATGCACTGCGATATTCCTTACTGTCACGTGTATAATTATTATCCATAATATCCCTCTTTTCTGTTGGTTTATCAATCTTAATACCATCTACCAATTTCATACGTTTTTCAATATCAGAAAATTCCGTATCAAGATTTCTAAGTTCTTTTTCGCAAGCGTCAAGGTCAATACCTTCTTTTTTGCTTTCAATATCGGAACGGATTTCCGCTTTGCGATTGTTAATTTCAAACATTCTTTCTGTTAATTTATTCATAGTAATCATTACTCCTTTAATCTAATATAATGTTTTTAGAATTAAAGCTTTGCGCTTCTCAATATCAATTTTTGCTTGCCTTTCTTTTTCAAGCTCTGTTACTTTTGCCCTCGCGGAAACAGATACATTTGTATCATCATATGCAGGCAAGTCCACAATGGAAATTTCAAACAACTTATCAATCTTATTAACGATAAATGTATTTGTATCGGTGTTAAAATCTTCATCACGGATTGTAAAAGCAAAGCTGCATTTATCTACAAGCCCATTTTTAACCATTTTATAAAGGTCTTGTCCATAGCTTGTATCAATCAAATTCGCCTTAAAATACAAACCGTCAGGCCGTACATCAAGAGTTAAAGTATTATTTTTAGTCCTTGCAAGTGCTTGTTCGGCGTGATTGTAATATAAATATACATTTGATAAATCAACACCATCCAGCGCATGAGAATCAATCATTTCATAATACTGCGTTTCACCATCATTAAATAAAGGCGTTGCTTCATTAAAAACAATCGCCTTACCTTCAATCTGCATATTACTATTCTGATTTTCCGCTGTCTGTATTGGTACTTGTATTGTTCGTATTTCCTTTTGTATTTTCGTTTTCGTCATTCTGGTTATCACCTCCCATCAATGAATTAATCAGTTTATTTTTCTGATTAGCTGCACTTAATTGATATTGGTTAGCTATGTTGCTATCAACATAATTAAGTGATTGCAATATCTTATCAGCATCTGGCGGCGTTTCAAGATTAAGAATATCGGCTATCATGCCTTTTGTAAGTACCCCAAGGTCTTTAACACTATTAATCATATTGACTTTGCTTGTCATACTCATATAGCTAAGTTTATCGGAAACAAGTACAATCTCATTGCCAAAAGATAGTTCACGGTCTGAAAATAGTTTTGCATTGAGTTCCTGTGATAACTGTAAGCTCAAAGGTTCAAGTACACCTTCATAAAAGGCCTGAAATTCATTCTCATCGTATGTACCTTTTATGATATCTTCATTTAAACCAAAATACCGATATATCTGCTCCTGTACAAGGTTTGTATTATCTTTATCAATAAGTACTGGCTTGCTGTCAATAGGCGTATATTCGCCCTTGCCATCCATAATGATAATGCCGCCATTATTTTGTGTATCGAAAAATTGTGATTTAAAATTATCACGCTTTTCTTTGACATCATCTGGTTGCAAACTGCCTATTACCTTATAAATTCCACGTATAAAAGCAGATGATTTTACAGCATTAATAATACCTTCAGCAATCGTATGTAAGACGTTTACAATCGGATATAATGGTGTTGTATTTGTTTCACTAAAAAAGTCATTTTTATAAATATTTCTCCGCAAAACAATGACATCATCTGTTAATGCTGTTATTTGTCTGCCGTTAGCAAATGTAAATGTAAGATATAAATCACCATATTTATTTTCTTTTAATTCAGCTTGTGAATAACTAAAAGGCCATAAGGCAGTTACATTTCCCATGCTGTCACGCTGTACATAAATATAGGCATTATTATCCATATAATAACAAGTACATAGCTTGTATAAAAATGTGTATGCACTCATATCAGGATTCGGTCTCAAAGATAAGAGGTTATCCAAACTATTATGTACACGTTTTCCCTTTAACCTATGTTCTGGCTGCATTTTAGCGAAATAACGGCTTATTGTATCAACACAAGTCCTTACGGTTGCATTATTATATAAATCACCGCTGTAATTACTAATGCGATTATTATATGTATTAAGCATTTGTACCGCTGTTAATTGCTTAGGCACTTGCTTTTTATTACCGAAAATTCGGTTAAACATACTCCGTTTCTGTTTTTTTATATTTATCACCTCTTTTCATTTAAAATCGTAATTACCTACCTTTAATTAATTGTTTGTAATCAAGCCAATTTTCCATAAGCCCATAATAGCTATCGTACATTGAAGCT